ACGGCGAGTCCGACCTGTCGCAAATCCTGCAGGGTAGTTTCGTTCGCATCGATGGTGACCCGTACCTCGTCGTGCAGATTCACAATGGGTGCGATGCCCGTGGTGGATACACCTCAGCCCGACTCTTTTACATGGAAGAGGAGTACCTCATCAACGAGTGCGTGTGGGAGTTCATGTATCGTGATGAGCTGTGGGAGATTCACCGAGGTCACGACTGGAAGCATCTGCTCTTCGAGCACGAAGGAAGGAGGGATGTCATCTTCAGCGAACTGCCGGAGGACTATCAGCACGAACTGAACAACGGCATCGAGTGCGTTTAACATAATCACTATCCGCCCTATCTTCTGGCGCTATGGCGAAGATGTACTTCTACTACCACAAGGGTAGGGAACTGGCAACCCCTTCGTGGGACCTTGCTTACAAGCGGGCGGATGCAAAGACACCCATCTATGTACAAGAAATTCTCAGCAATGAACATCACACAGGAAGCGGAGCAGATGACTCAACGTCAGGAGCTGACGATTGAAGACAAGGTCAGGTTGTTTGACCGCTGGTGTACGCTGGTAAGCGGCATCAAGACTGGTCGATTCAACACTCTTGAGTACACCACCCGCATGGAGAATCTGTTGCGGGACTGCGAGAACTACGGCTTCATCAAGGAGGAGTCGAGCAAAGTTTAACCTTGAACCGTGGATAAGTTAGGGGCCCCTGTGGTGGAAGTTGTCCGCCGCAACCCCGAACTTGTCCCAAAATTAAACACCTATGAGTAAACAAATGGAATTCACTAAGAAGCTACAGGCCGTGCAAGTCGGACTGAAAGCACCCAAGGGTCAGTACAACAGCTTCGGCAAGTACAAGTACCGCAGTTGCGAAGACATCCTCGAGTCTCTCAAGCCCCATCTAAAAAAACACGGGCTGTTCCTCACGCTGTCCGACGAGGTGGTTGAAGTTGGAGGTCGGGTATACGTCAAGTCCACCTGCTCTGTCGGTGACGGAGAGGTCGAGGTTCACACGACTGCATACGCACGAGAGGAAGAGACTAAGAAGGGTATGGATGGAAGTCAGATTACAGGCACTGCATCCAGCTACGCCCGCAAGTATTCCTTGAATGGTATGTTCTGTATCGACGACACGAAAGACAGCGACGGAACGAACACGCACGGCAAGGACGAAGCTCCGAAGGCAAAGGCCGAGCCGTCCCGCAAAGAGAAGTTCGACCAGACCTTCGAGTGGTTGAGTAAGCAGGAGAACAAAGCCGAGGCTTGGAAGAAGATTGAGGCGCGGGCGAAGACCGAGTTCACCCCGACCCAGTTCAACAAGCTCCTGTCCATTGGCAAGATTGCCGAACGAATCGACGCGTAATGGACTTCTCATTAAAGCTCATCGACAAGGTAGGCAAGGGCTACCTGTCGTACAGCTCCATCAAGTACGCTCTCAAGGATATGCGCCTGTGGGAGATGTACATGAAAGGCCAGCTCAAGAAAGAGTCTGCGGCCTTCACCTTCGGCGGGATGTATGACTGTATGTTGTTCACCCCCGATGAGTTTGACAAGCGATACTTCATCCTTGATGACAGCGAGATTGTCGAGGCCATCGTAACCGAGCGCCCGACCATCACCTCACCTCGCATGACCAGCAAGTACAAGAACTGGCTGAAGGATTATGAGGAAGAGGTAGCAGAGAAAGGTATGGAGATGATATCCCAAGAGGACGTCACCAAGGCAGAAGAAATGATTCAGCGCCTCAAGGATACCGGAGTACTGGAGGGATACCTTCAGGGTGACTACCAGCACGAATTCAACACAGACCTTGATGGTGTTCCGGTGCGTGGATTCCTTGACTGCCTTGGCGGCAACTACATCACGGACCTGAAGAGTGCTCGTGACCTTATGAAGTTTCGATACGATGTCCGGAGTTTCGACTATGATATCCAAGCTCACATCTATACGCAGGTACTGGGCATTGATACGTTCTACTGGGTGGCGCAAGAGAAGAACTACCCCTATCCGATTGGTGTCTTTGAGGCAACTGAAGAGACACTCGAAACTGGACGGGCAAAGTTCAATCGTGCGGTACAGCTCATTCAGAAGTACCTCGACGAGAAGGACTGCAACACCTACTACATCTTCGACAGGATATGAATCACTTCGCTGAGAAGGCGTGTGCGGCAGGGTGGGCTGGCGTCATCCTGACCATCGTCCTACTCATGCTGTTCGGCTGTTCTATGCAACAGCCCTGTCCAGCCTATGTCATCGACCCACAGATGGGCGGCACATACGACCCGAACCAAGCCGTGTGCGGCGTATGGTACGAGTGGCTTGGAGAGTACTGGTGGACAACATACGACAAGCGCGAAGCGTTAGACTGCTGGGCGGGGATATCCTCACGGCAGATGTACTTCGAGATGGACCGGGAGTTCAACTTCTCGGTGCGAGCCAAGGATGGATACACCTATACATTCTGGAGCGTAATCACATGCCAGACATGGGAGTGCGAGGTGCCAGACACCTTGTACAACATCACAGCAACACGGGATAAATTAAGAGCACCATTATGAAAGACGTAATACTGAAAGAGCTCACGCATGACACATACGGCAAGACACTTACACTCGAACAACAGATGATGGTGTGCCGCCTTGCCAACGAAGAGGCGTTGATAAGTCAAGAGGTTTTGTGGGTAGCAAACGGGGTTGACGAGAACAGAATCCGCTACCTTCGAGACTGGTCGGAGCTAAAGATTAAACTGAAACGATTCCGAACTGAGTACACATTATTTAAATCCAAGTTCCATGAGCGAAAAAAAGCAAGGCAACTATGTGGGGTATCTTGAGATGCCCCGTATCACCGGGAAACTCAAGCTGACACTTGAGGACCTCGAACAACTGAAGACATTCGCAACCGAGAAGGGTAACATCTACCTCGACCTCGTGGTGTTCAAAGACAAAGAGAAGGGCAATCAAGGCCGCTCGTTCTGTGCAGTGTGGGACCCCCGCAGTGCTGACAGCCAGCCGTCCAAGTCCACGGCGAAGCAAACGGACGACCTGCCCTTCTGATTAGGTCACTGCGGCAGATGCAGTAATTTGGTTCAACATAGGTGGGGGGAGCTGACAACGGTTGGTTCCCCCTTTCCTTTGCCCTCTCCCTATGAACATTCAGGACTACCTCGTCAGAATTAAGGAACGATACGAGACCCGTATCGAAATGAAATATGATGGTTCGCGGACTCGGAAGATGGTTGAGATGAAGGCCGCCTTGATTAACGCTCTTGAGCCGGTCGTACATACAGTGGACATCGCACAGCTCTTTGGCTGTGACCGAAGCACCATCATCCACACGTTCAAGAATCACAAGGTTTACCTGCCATCCAGTAGCACCTATCGGTGGCAGTACTACATGGCTGTCGAGCTCATCAACGAAAGCCTGATGCAACTCCCGCCGGGGGTTCGCTTCTCCCGAAGCGGCAAAGGTGATATCGTACAGCAAATCAAGCAAATCAATCAGACCATCACCTTTCTAAACGAACTGAAGGATGTCATTAAAAACAACGGAAAGCACCATCAGCTCTATCTGTCAGGAGATTGAGCGGTTCTTGATTGAGAAGAATCGGAAGTACGGCAACAGCGCACTGGAGCCCATGCAGATTTTCTGCAAGGCCAGCTCTGAGGTACAGCTCCTTGCCCGTATTGACGACAAGCTCAATAGAATTATTCAGGGCAATGCCCATGAAGATGAGGACGTGGTGTGGGACCTCATCGGATATCTTGTCCTCCTCACCGTTAAGCGCAGAATGAATGAACCCAAACTTGACGATAGCGCGAAAGCTAACGGACACACATCCTCGACAGCTCCTCAAAGTAGACTTGTATACCGCTCTCAACAGAATCAAGACCGGAAACTCCGGGAGAACAAAGGAGCTGATACAGAAGGTAAGGGACGGACGTAAGGAGTTTAAGAAGGAACTGCCCGTTGTCATGTTCAGCGGGACGTTCAGCTCCCGCAAAGACGAAGGGCTACAAAGACACAGCAACCTCATCGCCCTCGACTTCGACCACGTTAACGTGCAAGAGGTCAAGACCAAGCTGGTTCAAGACCAGTACATCCTCGCTGTATGGCGTAGCCCAAGCGGTGACGGAGTGAAGGCGTTGCTCAAGATTGAGAAGTGCGAGCGACACAGAGACCACTTCCGTTCTGCTCAACAATACTTCGAAGAGTACTACGACCTCGAACTTGACAGCACCGGCATCAACGAAAGCCGCTTGTGCTTTGAGTCATACGACCCCGACATCTTCATCAAGGAATGGGGTGACGTCAAGTCCTTTACTGGATTGAGGGGCGAGTCCTCTGAGCCGGAGAAGGTAGAGGTAGGGACGACCGATTACAGCAAGGTGAACATCGCAGTGATGATGATTCACCGTGCGATGAGTGGAGAGAAACACAACACGCTCATCCGCGCTTCGATGCTGATGGGTGGCTACGTCGCCAGCGGTAAGGTAGAAGAGCATGTCGTCAAAGAGATTCTGTTCCGAGAGATATCCAAGCGTGATATCGAAAGCGAAGAGAACGCCCGAAAGGCCATCGACGACGGCATAGAGAAGGGCAAGACCATGCCCATCATGGATGTGATGGGAGAGGAGAAGAAGATTCTCCGGGAGATGCGCATCAAGGATGGCGACATGTCCTTCATCAGCAACGACGATGCCGACTACGAGTGGATTGACAAGTACGTCAGCGGAGACATTGAGCTGGGCTTGACCACAGGCAACGAAGGGTTGGACAAGTACTTCATGTTCAAGCGTGAGTTCGTCATGGTCAATGGGCACAGCAACATTGGCAAGACAACCTTCATGCTGTACATGATGGTGGCCGCCAGCATGCACCACGGTTGGAGGTGGGTCCTGTACAGTAGCGAGAACAAAACCGCCGCCATCAAGATGAAGCTGATGCAGTTCGCAATGAACATGCCCATCCGCCGCATGAACTATGAGGAGCGAAAGGCAAGTTGGAAGTGGGTGCAAGAACACTTCGAGGTCATCAGCAATAAAGAGATATACAGCTACACCGACATCCTCATCTTCTGTGAGAAGGTGCATAGCGTCCGGCCCATCGACGGCGTGCTCATTGACCCCTACAACAGCCTGAAGATTGACCTCAATGCAAGTCGTGGGGTAGGTGTACACGAGTATCACTACGAGGCGGCAAGTGAGTTCCTCACCTTCTGCAACAGAGTAGGGATTGCGCTGTGGGTCAATGCGCATAGCGTGACCGAGAGTCAGCGACGTAAGGGGGGTGACGGATTACAGGAGGCGCCGTATGCAGAGGACACTGAGCACGGAGGCAAGTGGGTCAATCGTTGCGACTGCTTCATCACATTGCACCGGAAGGTCCAGCACATGGACCCCAGCATGCGCCGGACTATGGAGATGCACGTCAGGAAAGTCAGGGAGGTAGAGACAGGCGGACAGCCCACGCCGTTCTCATCGCCACTCATGTTTGAGCTGAACAGCTTCTTCACCGGCTTTGGATTGGCTGGCCCGAACCCTCGATTGTTCGCACCGCTGAGTGAAAAACTGAAAGGCGAACAGCTTTATTTCATGGAGGATTAAGTTGTAATTTCCGGTCAGTGCCGGCGTACAAGAAGAATCTTACTCGACCTCACCGAAAAAAGTCTGCCAAAAAAAGAGACCTTAAGCGGGGCGGACAGACGCTGAAGTCGAATCTTGAAACGTACTGCTACGACCAACTGAAGGAAGCCAAGCTCCAGTTCAAGTATGAACCGGAGGAGTTTGTCCTACAGGAGTCGTTCCGGTATCCCACTGAGTATAGGAAAGCAACCCGTGGCAAGGACGTGATGTCTAACGCCACCGGCAGGATAGTCCTGCCCATCAAATACACCCCCGACTTTGTATCGCACGAACACAAGTTCATCATCGAGACGAAGGGCTACGTCCCGAGCCAGCACACCTTTCCGCTGAGGTGGAAGCTCTTTCTTAAATATCTCATGGAGAATGAGATGGACGACTACATGCTCTTCATCCCGAAGAACAAGAAGCAGGTAGACGAAACCATAGCAATCATCCAGAGACATGACACCACAACGGACGAGTGAGCTGTACGCCTTCAGTACTCTCGAGATACACAGACTAACGACTGAGCTTTACGAAGCTCTACACAACGAAGACGGTACTCCGAAGGACGACTGGGAAGAAGTACTTGATATGACCAAGCAGTTCCGCAAGAAGGTGGGGCTGGAAGTCGATG